TGACTTTTTCAAAACCCATAGGGTCTGCATCGGAGTAAATCAAAAGTGTGTCACCAACACTGTAGCCGTTGTTTCGATAGTCGCCACCAGTGATAAAAACACCATCAGTAGCACTGTCGGCACTTACGAGGACAGCCTCGCTTGGTCCAATATCGAGTAGGTCAGCGACTTTTTGGGCGGTGGTGTACACTACAGCAGACGGGTCAAGTGGGCGGGTTTCCGCTTCACCGGGACTGAACACTACTGGCATACATTACCCTCCCTCACCCTTGCTGTTCTTTCGTATCAAAAGGAATGCCCATTTGCTTTTGACAATCAGCACAAATATCATTTGCAACTTGACCACGGAATAGTGAGAAATCTTTGCTACACTCGGCACATTTACTACTTGGAGTAGGATTATGCCTCGCTCGCACTTCTTCGGGAATCTCAACCCCTGCTACCGAAGGATAGCCAAATTTCAAGATACTCCAAGCATCACGCATAGGAACTTGGCGAGAGGTCATGATACGGCGCATGTGTTCAGCCTCGGCATCGGGGTTGAACTCTTCTTCTTCGGGCGGCATACCATCACGGAGTTTACCTTCACTGTCAAACAAATCGGGTGTTTGAGGCATCTCACTCTCAACATTGGGTTCACTCAACGAACTTTCCAAGTTTTGCCCCTCAAAGGGTACTCTTTCGTTCATGAACTTGAGTCCGTGTTCCTCCGGGTTCGCTACAGCGTCGTACATGAGTTTGTCACGGGCTTGAGTAAACTGTTCACCTGCGGCATCACCACCAGCACCACGAAGTTCGTTAGCGACTTTTTTGTTTGCCCACCGTTGAAGGCGAATTTCTTCACCATCTGCGGTAAGCACCTTTTGTCGGTGGGGTTGAATCGCTTTAATCAAAATCTTCATAGTATCACATTCTGTTCTTTTCGTCACGACTTGCTAAGTTGTATTCCATTGGTTTGTCACAACTACCACAAGTGGCTCTCCACATAAAATGAAGGAAGCCACAGTGTGTACAGCGTGTACCCGAACCTATGTTCAGCACATCACCGATATTACGATTACGGTTGCGTTGTGAAGATGTAATACCCTTGAGGGGGTTTTGCTCGTCAGTCACAGCGGCAATGCTGTACTCACTATCGTTTTTGACACCTTGCTTACTCGACCGCACCATGTCGCTAAGGTCGAGGGTTCTTGCATCAAATCCCATACCTACTCACCTCAAGCGAGTTGGTATGTCACCATGACAAAGACATTTCCCAATACAGGGAATACTTCGGTATCAATTACAGAACTCGTACTGCTTGAATCAGCAACCGCTTGAATGAGGTCTTCAACTGCCGCCGCCCATGTAGCCGCCGCATTTACCTCTTTAGGCGAGAAAGGGCCGAAGCACTTTACGCCAATCTTGGTTAGTGATGCCATTTAAGTCACCGTTTCAGCGTTGACCAAGAATCCACCATCGACCGGCCGAATCCGAAGTACCGTCCGGTGGTGTAGTGTTTTGCGGTGCGTCGATAACGAGTACCTTTCGAGTTTCATCCACTGAAATGTCAAGACTCTTGCTGATAAGTGTGACTCCGGGCTTGTAGGCTCCGAACACGCAAATAGGTGCATCGTCATCCATTTGTGCAATAAGACCCGGTGCTTCAAGAGTCAATTCAGTAGCGGCCACTCCCGCCAAAACGCCTTGAAAAGTACCATCAACGGCGTAGATAGATTGGCCGGGGTAAAGAGCAAGGGTAGCGTTTGTACCATCGACTGTCAAAGTTGTTTGTCCAGCGGCTTCGTGTGCCCCTTGGTTAATGAGTACGCCAGTTGTGACAATTCCCGATGTAATGTGTCCACCGGAGGCTATCACGCTGGTAAGATGGCTTGAGTAATCAACTTCTCTTCCACCTGCTACAAATGTACCGGACAACATCAAAAGGTCGCCTACTACATGCGTTCGTATATCTTGTGCTACAGTTCCCATTATTGTTCATCTCCTGTTGTTTCTTCGCTGGGTTCAACTTCACTTAAAGATTCCTCAACTGGTGTAGGGTTCAAATGTTCCTCAACCAGTTTGAGTGCGGCAGTCTTTGTAAGATAGCCAGCACCCGTAGGTACTTTTTGTGCTTTTAACCAAGCAAGAATGTCTTTGCGGCTCCAACCCGTGTCGGGCAAGCCGTCATTACCTGCGTCTGTGGTACTTTCCTCTTCACCTTCAATCAAGAAGCGTGATGCGGGTAGTGTGTGTCGCCACTCGTTGAGCCATTCTTGCTCAACTTCAACGACTTCTCCACGAGTCCACATACCCATTGCGTGTCGCATGGGGCGTTCAAAGAACGGTCCCAAAAAGGTCACAGTAGGCAATTAGCCCACCTCATCCAACGATTGCAGTTAGCAAGACAACATCTGTTGCCCCACCAGTTGTATATGCGATTGTACCCGATTCGTGTGCAACAACGGTAGCCGCCGCCAACAAAGATTCGTCGGTGTCGGTGTCGTTGACAAGGGAGAGCAAAGCGAAAACCTTGCTTAGTCCACTGTCGTATGCGTTTACATCGAAGGTGTGTGCTGTTCCTGTGTCACCGGTTAGGAGAACCGAAACAAGTCGGAGTCCCGAAATTGGTTTGTTTGCGCTTGAGTTCACGGCTTGGAAAGCATCCAAATTACCGGGGTATTTCTTGGTCGCATCGCTGGAATCAGCAACGCCGGAAAGCCATGCTGTGTTGTCGCCAACAGTTCCATTTGCGTTAGGAACAAGTTGAGGTGCGCCCGGTGTGTTTCCACCAATTGCAATATCCAAGTAGGTCGTCGTCACTGTCAAATTACTGTGTGCCATATTATGTCATCTCCATTATTTTTTTTCTCATCCACCATCACTTAAGGTCACGAATTGAAGCGTGTCCTCCGAAGAAAGTCGTCCATAGTTCTCCCATAGTTCGGTACATTCCTTCTTGTCCAAGACGGTTGATTGCGAATGGGTCACCAGTTTCAATACCACTCTCGAAGTATTGGGTCGGGATAGCGGTTGAGAAGTACAAGTAGTCCGTATCGAGGAAGTACATGCGGCTCAAGGTGTCTGCTTGAACATCCTTAGATGGGATGATTGGGACACCGTTGTAGGTAGCGACGATGAATCCGGCTTCGATACCGGGAACACCCTTCACACCGTTGTAGGTAGGAGTGATTCGCTTCTCTTCCATGAATCGCTGTTGCGACTGTAGGAGTTGTTGAAGGCGCATCAAAGTGTCATATCCTGTAAGGATGACCTTTGGATTGCCACCACGGGTCCATGTCTTTTGGAAGATGGTGTCCAAGTGGTCGAGGGAGAGAGTTCGGTCAGTACCGGAGTTCTCATCGTGTTCTGCAAGGGACCAAGAGTTTGCACTTCGGTCGATTGAGTAAATGTCTTCGTTAGCGGAAGAAGATGCACCAGTGGTGATTCGGTCAAGTGACTCGAAATCGTTGCCAGCGGCGGTAGCCTTGTCAACAAGAAGCATCTTGTTGATATGCTCGGCGTGGTGCTTACCCATTTCTTCCTTGAGGATTGAGCGAATGTCGCCCAGTCCGTCATCCTTGTCAGCAAGGAACATTGCAGTTTCGCTCATGTCGAAGGTGTGAACCACAGTCTTCGGCTTTGCGGCAATGTGTTGGAAGATAGGCTTGGTTGTGTCCGGTAGGGTTGCGTTTTCTGCAACACCGCCGCCAACAGTGAACGAAGGTCGTGCAGTGATGACTCGCCATCCACTGCGTTCCCACGGTCGCTTTGGTAGGATTGAAAATGCGTTGAACTCTTGGTTCAATTGGGACCAAACTTTGCGACCATAAATCGCTTGGTAAGTACCAGCAGTTGAGGACAGCATAGGGCTGTCAGCCTTGAGCAACTCACTACCGGAGTAGGAATAGCCCATTGCGTTCCCTGCGCCGTAGTAGTATCGTTCCATGTCAGTCACGCTTCGGATATAATCTCTTGCCATATTTTTCATCTCCATTATTTTTTTGTTTTTCAAGCCCCTCGTGTGACCGAAGCGGCGAGATTGTGTACTTCATCCCAAGACATGTTGCCCAAGTCTTGTGTGGATGGGACTTCGACATTCGTTGTAGAAGCCGACTTTTGAATTGATGTGCCGGAAATGGCGATGTTATCAATTCGCTCACTTAGAGCGTTGATGGACTTCATCACTTCATTGATTGGGGCACGAGCATCGAACTCGGCTTTTTCAGCCTCATGCTTTGCGATTGCCATTTCTTTGCTCAATCGGTCAGAAAATTGAGATTCAAGGTCGCCACGGAATCCTTGTTCCAATGCGGCGGCTTTGTACACTTCGTATGCGGCTTCAATATCACTTGAAGAAACATTGTTGTGGTTAAGGTAGCCCTTGCTCATCGAAACAGGTCCGAGTGCGCCGGATGGGGTCTTACCACCGGTTGAGGTGATAGCGTTGATTGCACCAGTTGATGGGCTTCCGTTCTCTTGTCCTCGGCCACGGACTTGACCACCGAAGTAGTCAGCACCGTCAACAGCGTCGGGGTTGTCGAAGCCACCAAGTTGTGCCTTCTCCAAGTTGTCGA